AACTTAGGTATGGAAGTAATGCATGAAAGAAATGCACACAACTTCCCACTAGACCTAGCATGTGCTGAGTCTTCAACAGTTGCTTTAACTGCACCATCTATCGGTTAATAAATAAGATTGAGACATCGTTCGTGCGGTCTCTACAATCGGAACAAACCCAAGACCCCTTTACAGGGGTCTTTTTTTGTGTTATATTAAATCCACAGATACTCTTTAAGTATGAAAATTTTTCTTGACACAGCAGACGTAGACCTGATAGGACAATATTATGGAACTGGATTGATTGATGGTGTCACAACAAATCCAACTCTAATTAAGAAGAGTGGTCAAGACCCAGAAGAAGTCTATAGACAGATTGCACTTCTTGGTGTGGATGATATCAGCATGGAGATTGTAACAGATGATTCATATGAGTTCCTCAAGGAGGGTCGTAGACTCAAAGAGAAATTTGGTGAAATCACAACAATCAAAGTTCCTTGTACACCCGAAGGCCTGAAGGCGTGTAAACTCCTCTCTAAAGAAGGAATCCGAGTAAACGTAACTTTAATCTTTAGTGCCGCTCAAGCGGTCTTGGCGTCGAAGGCAGGCGCTGCCTACGTCTCGCCTTTCGTGGGTCGAGTTGACGATAATTCTTTTGATGGTTTGAGACTAATCGAAGAGATTGCAAACATTTATGAAACTCAGTCGAGACTATATAATTTTGTTGACACAGAGATTCTATCTGCATCCATAAGAAATGTGGGTAGTGTGAGTAAGTCTTTTGAATATGGTGCAGGGATTGTTACAATGCCCCCATCAGTATTTGAAAAGATGTACAATCATATTCTAACTGATAAAGGTTTAGAACTCTTCCAAACAGATTGGGAAACAGTAAATGCACTCAAAATTTAAATGAAATTCACTTTATATTCCAAAGAGGGATGTTCTTTTTGCAAAAAAGCAGAGAGACTTTTAGAATTGGCAAAAGTTGAGTATCGAGTTTATAAACTTGGTATTGATTTTACTAAGGAACAATTCATTTCTGAATTTGGTTATGGGTCATCATTTCCAAGAATACTGGCGGATGACAAATTAATTGGTGGGTGTTTAGATACATTCAAATACCTAGAGGAGAAAAACTTAGTTTAATGGAAGACATTTACACAATCGTAGATAAAGCAATTGATGTTGCATTTGAGGAACAAAAGTTCCATCTCAAGTTCTATGATTTTATGAAGTCCTGTAAAACAACAGGAGTTGGAGCAAAAGAATTCATTGGAAGTTCAACCGCAAAAGAGTTGACTGACTTGATTGATGACTTAAGTGAGTACATCAAAGGTGGAAAAGATGGCGAACATCAAGTTTTGAGAGAAGCTTATGGTCATCTTGGAAAACCAAATGCGAGAAAGATTAGAGATTACTTTAATCTAATATTAGAAGACGCTAAGAAATATGAAAAGGAAAGAAGAAGAGGAAGACGTAAAACTAAAACTAAATAAAATCAAGTACAAGAGGTAATGTGTTAACACTCGCTCTAACTCTCGGCACTCTAATATCAGTGCTTTTTCTCTTTGTTGGTGGTATAATAGGATGGTTATACAAACAACATCAGCAAAGAACTGACATTCTTGAGATGCATCCTGAGATGTATGATTTGAAAGGCAATGTAATTCCAGATGAAATTATTGCTTTTCGATTTGAAAACTTAAACTTTGATAGTGAAATTGACGAAGAATTATGACTACAACACATCCCACATTGGGAGAAGCTAGATTACCAAGAAATCCTCTTTTAAGTGAGGTATTGGGATTAGTATCAAAACAAAAAACAAAGGCGAAGAAGATTCAAACACTTAAACAGTATGAATCTCTACATCTTAAATCTGTTTTGATTTGGAACTTTGATGAATCTGTGAAGTCGATGCTTCCAGACGGTGATGTTCCGTTTAATAAAAACGAGGCGCCTGCTGGAACTGAACATTTACATCTTGCATATGAATGGAAAAAGTTGTATAATTTTGTTAAAGGTGGAAATGATACACTTCGACCTATGAAAAGAGAACAACTTTTTATGCAACTTCTAGAGGGTCTTCATCCAGATGAAGCAGAAATTATTTGCTTGGTGAAAGACAAAAATCTAAAGAAGAAATACAAGTTGACTCGTGCCATAGTTGAAGAGGCATTCCCTGATATACAATGGGGTAATCGAAGTTAGCATGACTAAAACAAAAACCAGAGACGAAGTGATGTCTGAAGCGTATTGGACACTAAAAGAAAAGGAGAACTTGAATAGTAAGTATTCAACTACCCTTGTTAAAGAGAACTGCAATCAGGAGGAGATGAAAGATAAGTCTCTGCCTTCTGATGCTTACATTGTGACGTATAAAATTGGTGATGCAGTTCGTAATGACCTTGTAAGATGTCATGGAAAGGTTAACATATTTGATATGTACTATGATAAATTTGGAGCGGGTTCCATCGTGAGTATTGAATATGGGCCTGGAACTGTGAGTCCAAAGATGTGGGGTCTACCAGTGCCAAATAAACCAAAGAAGAGAGTCAGGAGAAACTCATGAAAGAGGAACAACTCCGTAACCAAATTAATGACATCATTGAAGGAGAAATTCAACTTGGAATCAACGAATTTTTGGAAGAGAAACAAAGAAAAGAAAGTGATCAAGGATTGGGTTTTGTCACTTCAGAAGAAGCAAAGAAACTCAAAGTCAAAGTCTTCAAAGACGAAGTTGACAAAATCATGAAACAATATAAGAAGATAAAGAAGAAGGAGAAGTCAAACATATCTCAGGTCAAGAAACTAGGACTAGTCGATAAACATGGAAGGCCACTCTAATGGATAGAGATAAGTTAAAGATTATGATTAAAGACTTGAAAAATGTTGTAAATGCGTTAGAATCAGAAATATACTCTGATACAGAGTCATACAAATTAAATCTAGATTATGAAGAAATTGTTAACCAAATTACAGATTATGATGAAGTCTTTGAGGATGATGACGGGTAACAGTGATGACCCCCGTTATTCAGAAGAGAAGTTGTTACTAAGAGCAGCTTGTTTTCGATGCCTTACACACCACTTAGAAGAACACACACGAGCCGTTTATGAGTTTGCCACCATATGGTGTGACGAACATGATAATGTTGGTGGAATTGAACAAGGATTCCAAGATTATCTCAGGTCATATGCGGAAACAGCTTATGAAAAAAGTTAAATTAGTATCAGTTACACCTGATGCAGAACAAACTATGGCGTATATCGCCAGAGTGTCTAATCCAAACAATCAAGACAATGATACGTTTGCTGGATTGTTAAGATATTGTATCAATCATGAACATTGGTCTGTGTTTGAACAATCGTCAATGACTCTGGAGATAGAAACTACTCGTGCGATTGCAGCACAAATACTAAGACATCGTTCTTTCACATTTCAAGAGTTCTCTCAAAGATATGCGAAGAGTAGTGAACTTGGTAAGATTAAACTTCCTGATTTAAGAAGACAGGATGAAAAGAATCGTCAAAATTCAATAGATGATTTAGATGAATTTATAAAACAAAAACTAGAAGCACAGATGATAACTCTGTTCAGTTCTTCGCAATCATTATACAATCAGATGATAGATCATGGTGTTGCAAAAGAGTGTGCTCGAATGGTTTTACCATTATGCACACCAACAAGAATCTATATGACAGGTTCTTGCCGTTCTTGGATACATTATATTAATCTAAGGTCTGCACATGGTACACAAAAGGAACATATGGAAATTGCAGAGGAATGTCGTTCAGTATTTACCGAACAGTTCCCTGTTGTATCTGAAGCCCTTGAGTGGATCTAAATAATATTACAAAACGTTAAAACTTATGCCCACATACCCTGTTGTTAACAAAGAAACTGGCGAGACAAAGGAATTATCAATGACTATGGTTGAGTATTCTAACTGGAGAGATGAAAATCCAGACTGGGATAGAGATTGGTCTGAAGGATGTGCTGGTCTCGGAGAGGTTGGTGAGTGGAAAGACAAACTAATCACAAAGAATCCTGGCTGGAATGATGTTTTACACAAGGCATCTAAATCTCCTGGCTCAAGAGTTACTAAGATTAACAAGTAATGGCAAGAAAAAAAGATTCTCCTATTGGCGTAGGAATGACCGCTAAACAGATGAAGAGAAAAAGACCAATTAATGCCGATCTTTTAAACAAGATTGAGCCTATTACAGATAACCAAAAGATACTCTTTGAAAATTACAAAGAGGGAAAAAATATCTTTGCGTACGGTGCTGCTGGAACAGGTAAAACTTTCGTTGCATTATATCTTGCATTGAAAGATATTCTTGACCAACATACTCCTTACAATCAACTTTATATTGTAAGGTCTCTTGTATCAACAAGAGAGATTGGATTTTTGCCTGGCGACCATGAAGACAAGTCGTTCTTGTATCAGATACCATATAAGAATATGGTGAAGTACATGTTTCAGATGCCAACTGATGCAGACTTTGAGATGTTATATGGTAATCTAAAACAACAGGATACTATTAAGTTCTGGTCAACATCATTTATCCGTGGAACAACTATCGACCAAGCAATTGTGTTAGTTGATGAATCACAAAACTTGAATTTTCATGAATTAGATAGTATAATAACAAGAGTAGGAGAGGATGCTAAAATCATTTTCTGTGGTGATGCAAGTCAAACAGACTTACAAAAAACTAATGAAAAGAATGGTATTCTTGACTTCATGAAGATAATCGAACAAATGCCTGAAGAATTTGCAATGATAGAATTTAATGTTAATGATATCGTTCGTTCTGGTCTTGTAAGAGAATATCTTATTAAAAAAATGGCTATGGGTATGTAATGTTTATTGTTGAGAATCACTTAGGTGATTTAGAGTTAGAGAAAAAAGAGACCGACGGACTTCGCCTATATAAGTTACCCAGCAATGAGTGGGTTCCTTCTATCACCTCTGTTACAAGTTTCTATAATCGAGAGGTGTTTCGTGAATGGAGAAAGAGAGTCGGGAATGAAGAAGCAGACCGTGTTACAAAAGAGGCAACTCGACGTGGTACGGACTTTCATGAAGCTGCACAAGCCTATCTTGAGAACAAAGAGTTAGATTGGAAGGATTACCAACCACTGACTCAGTTTATGTTTCATAGTGCTAAGTCTAGTCTAGACAAGATAGGGAAGATACACGCAATAGAACGCACACTTTATTCTGAATACCTTGGTCTGGCAGGAAGAGTTGATTGCATCGCTGAATACGATGGTGGACTCGCTGTTATTGATTTTAAGACCTCGAAGAAGATTAAACCAGAAAAATGGATTGAACAATACTTTGTTCAAGAGGTTGCATATGCCTGTATGTATTATGAACTGACTGGAATTCCTATCCAAAAACTTATCACAATCATGGTCACACCAAACGGTGAGGTTAAGGTTTATGATAAAAGAAACAAAGGTGACTACATTAAATTACTTGTGAAATATGTTAAAGAATTTATCAAAAACCGAATGGTGGTTAATGGGTGACATCAACAAAGCACTTAAAGAAAAGTTTCTCTGTTCAGCACAGTTTGC